GGTGCTGATGGGAAGTTAAGTGCCATGATTCGTAGTGGTTTAAGGTGTGTCAGTTACCAAGTCAGAGGAGGAGAAGTTGTACCCAACGAAGTGAGCATTCCCGATGAGATCCTGCACCGTGGTGACGCTGGACTCAATCTCGTAGTAGTGATCGGGTGCAGTGGTGAGCAAGGAGAGATCCTGAGTGCTTCCACTGTTGTAGATCGTGGAGATGTTGGCGCTCTGATCGGAGCCCCAGACGGCGATCTGGTTGATCTTGGCATCCTTCATGTAGTTACCTGAAGCAAATCTACCGACTCGATAGTTATCAGCATCTATTCCACTGGAGTATCCGTAGTTACTATGCGTGTTCGATGTGGTCTGGACCACCCCGTCTATATAGATGTTGAACCTAGAGTAGTAATTGGATAGACTGCCAGAGCTTGCTCCAGTAGTTCCCCCGTCATACGTTACCATTATGTGATGCCATGTAGTCGGGTCAATAGATCCGTCTGGCGTTGTCATTTGTAAGTGGTTAGCGTTAGAGCCATACCTGAGCCTAAGTCGCTTCTGTCCATTGAGGTTAGTCTGCCGAAACTCGATATGCCCACCGTTTGCCGTGTCATTATCCCCAAAATAGAAAATGGTTTGGCCGGAGCTGGATGTCGCCCCCTTATACCACAAGCTGACCGACCAAGCGTCACCACCGCCAGCGCCGTTTGACGCTCGACCTAAGATGCCGTCCAGTAACGCAGCGTTAGCGCCAAGATAGGAGCTATCACCATCCTCGAATAAAAGTGATTTCGTATTAGTGTAGGTCAACTCCTGCACGTTGAGCGTCACTTGGAAAGTCACCACACCTCCGAGGGCGTTGGCTGCTTTGCAGTTAATCAGGATGGTGTCTGCTGCTGAGTCAGTCCAAGCGGGAGCAGTTCCAGAGAGGACCCCGGTGCTCTGATTCAACGATACCCAGCTAGGCGCGTCAACCTCACCCCACTGATTCACGATGTAGTCAGTGGATACAATTTGAGCGTTAAGGGACTCGCCCTCTGTGACATCGAAGGATTGATTGCTCACATTGGGAGCTAGAAGCTGCGATCCGTTGACCATGTTGGTAGCGTCAATCGTTACAGTGGATGAGTCGCTCATGGTTAGCTCTAGGTCACTGCCTGATAGAGATCCGCTTTGCACGAACTTGTTCTCGTCCACACCCAGAGATGTGACATCCACGACATAAGACGTTGAGTCTTGAAGCGTGAGCGTGAGGTTGTTTCCAGCGAGGGCAAATCCCGTGACAGGATTACCCTGAGACGAGAAGCTGTATCCATTGGTGAAGAGGTTATTTAACTCAGTAACCGCTTGGTTCAATACCGAGTTGACAGGGTTGCCGTCAATCGTCGCCCCCGTTACCGGCAGATTCTCCACAAGGATCTTCTGTCCATCTTTCAGCTTGATCTTGATTTTGTCACCATTGGCAACAGCCTCGATGGTATTGATGCCATAAGCGACCAGAGCACTCTCCGATCCTAGCGAGAGATCGCGCAGGAATACCGAGGAACCAGTGGTGTCAACTCCGAAGTCCATCGCCTGATACTTCTGATAAGGGCTAATTAGTTCGAGATCCTTATCCTCGAATAGTCTATTGTGGACGATTGCCTGATATCGAGGGATTCCCGTGGTGGGATCATTGGTATCACCAACGCGAACCTGGAACACGCCCATGTCAGAGTCATCAGTCCGGCTCACCTTGCGGATCTCCGCGAAGATGGTGGTTCCAGCATGAATCTCAACAGGGTGATCGAAATACCATTCAACGGTGCTGTCTGCTGCAAGTAGGCCAGTCTGAGGGAGTGTCTGCTTGTAGACTGGGCGACCACCGACAAAGAGGCGATACTCCAACTTAACGTTATCGAGGTTGATCTCCTCGGCCGCCACCGTAGTAATTCCGAGACCAGCGATGGAGACACCGAAGTAATTGTCCCCACTGTAACCGATGGATGATGCTGGGACTGGATTACCGCCCAGCGTAGTGCTGAACATGTCAGTGTAGACACGACCACTGGGGGGAATGTAGCCATCCACACCCTGGTTCTCTGTGAGGCTCTGATCCTTCAGGCCGCCCCACATTGGGTAGAAGTTCGTGTTGTTGCCAAGGTTGGTAAAGAAGATATTCTCAGCACCCGATGACATCTTGTGCTGCTCACCCAAGAATAAGGAGTTCAGGGTTGTCTCGATGGCGCGATCAGCGATCAACTTCTCGTTTACAGCATCATAGGACAGGTGAGATAATACCTCAGCCTGATCCGTTGTGAGTGTTGAGTTGAACGCGCTGCTATTGACGCTCACCCATTGACCGGAGTCTCCATCAGTGTAGTAGGCATAAAGCTGACCGATGACGGTATCGAACCACATATCACCCTCATCCGGGGATACAGGAGCAACCTCAGCCACAGTGATCGGTTCCGCCTTGGTATCTAGAGCGGCCTGTGTATCGTCCGAGATTGGCTTGTCGAGGTCGCTAGTGTTGTTTACGTGTCCGAGGCCAATATCAGTCTTGGTCTCAACGTGAGGGCTCTGAGCGTGATCATAGGCGAACTTACCACGATCACCCCGGTAGGCAGTGTCACCTTCCTCTCCGAGCGTCAGACCGTAGTCTACACCACTGGAGACCTTGGTTGCAACACCTTCGTTGGAGACGATGTAGAGATCAGCACCTGTGCCGTTCTTTACGAAATAGATAGCATCCTCCTCAAGTGAAGGGGGAAGGGCGAGAACTTTGTGAATCTTCATATTACCATTCGTCAGAGCCTTGAGACCATCCCTCGAGACCATCGTCTGGAGCAGGGATAGAGGTGCAGGTATTCAGGCTAAGATACTGTCCTCTTCTAAATTGAGTTGATTGACCTACCTTGGTGATAGGTGATCTGGCGAGCAGGCGCTCCATAGGGCTGTTCTCACCACTGCCCACCTCCATAGCGTCAACAGTGCGAGCATCCTCTAAGCGTCTGCGGTAGAGTCTCTCCAGGTCCTCAGCTGAGATACCATCTGTGGTGATCTGCCGGGCCACCTTCATGGCGATCTTAACTGATACAACGTCTGCAAGCAGGGTATCCCACTGCGATACGTCATCCTCCCACTTTACGTAGCGGAGGTAGATCTCGCCGAGATCCGAAAGTAATTGGCGACCATTCAGGTCAAAGAACTCAGCCTTCTCTGACCACGGCTCACCGTTGATGTCGAGGATGCGAAGGCAGTCTGATGGGAGCTGGAAGGCTCCACTGTAACCGAAGTTACCATTCTGGAGCGGGTCACCAGCGAGCTTGCTGAGTTGAGCGCGTCCAATGCAGCAGGACCATCGGTGTGTCCGAATAACCTCTCGCGCTGCCTGATCGAAGATCCCCTTGATTGCGCGTGCCTTGGTGTCGTCATCGTTTAAGTTGACGATGGAGCCAGCCGACAGGTAAGAGAGGGCGTTGTTTGCGATTTGTGTTCTGGTCTGCATATCTTTTATTAGAAAAAAGGGGGACGGAAGCCTAGACTACCGTCCCCCCTGGTTATCCCAACGAGGAATGATTCTATCGAACGTAGTAGGCGATGCTCACGCGCTGAGTTCCAGCGGAGGGCGATCCACCAGCAACGGTGACCTTGAGGTCAGCTTCAGCAGCAACCTTGACGAGCTCATGGCCGTCAGTGTCGAAGAAGCGTGTTCCGGCGGAGGCGATGCTCACACCGTTTCCGTATGCGCTCTCGTCAGCAGTAGTCCCGATTTCAAGAGTGACACCAGACTGAGCGTCTCCAATGACCGAGCTTTTGGCAGGGTCTACGAGAGCACCAGCAGGGAGGTTGCTGAGGAGGGTGACAACATCGCCAGAAGACTCGTCACCAACAAAGGTGATGGAGTCATTCAGGAAACGGATGCGGCCAGCAGCTTCGATGCCGTCAGCGGGATTCCCGTGATTGGCATAGTCAGCTTCGAGTTTTGATTGTGTAACAGGCATTGTAGTATTTCTATATTAGTTGTTAGCAATTTGAGGATTATCCGATGCAAGGCACTTTCCAAACACCCTTGTCCCAGATGCGGCTGAAGCCCCAGTCCCAGTAGAATACAGACTGAACGCTGTGATTCTTGGTGGGAAGACGGTCCAACTCGTGAACAGGCATTTCATTGTAACCGAACTTAACGGAACCTTTGTGGAAGGCAACGCAGGTCTTAACACCGGCAGCTTCAGGAAGGTTGGTGTCATCGACAGACATGGTGAAGCCCATACAATCAGTCAGGATACCGGAGGCAACCTGCTCGAGTTGAGCGGAAGCTTGGTCGCGATTGCGGATCTTCTCGTCCTGAAGGAGTTGGAGAACCTGGTCGGAGCTGAGGATCAATCCAAACGGAGAAGGATTGTTGGTGCTTCCATCCTGTGACATGACATCAAGCTTGGAGAGCTCAGTGCGGAGCTTCATGAGCTTGTCGTAGGACATGCCCTTGTCAGCACCAGCGGCTCCAGAGGCGAAGTCGTAGTTTACAGGGATTGTGTAGGTGGAGTCGAAAGCGGGGTAGCTCACAACGCCATTAGCAGCGACTTCGATAGCGTTACCGAGGAGACCGCCATTCTTACCAGCCTCACCGACAATGATCTTGTCCATGTGGCGAGCAGCTTCAGCCTTCTGGTTAGCAATAGAGACGGGGATCTGACTCTCACCAGTGCCGAACTTCTTCTCAGTAACCCGGTCAAAGATGAGGGGTGACTTGTA